CGCAAAAGGCTATCTTTTAAATAAACTGGACTTCAACGCCAATTCCGCAACTATCAGCAGAAATAATTATGTTCTGTATGAGCTAGGGTTTTTAGAATTAATTGAGAACCCAGAAAATGCTCGAGAGAAGATGGTGCGGTTTACGCCACTTGGTGAAGAGTTCGCAAGACTAATGAGGTAATGCAGATGAGTAAGCGTAAAGGGTATCGACCTGTAAAAGATGCTGATGGAAATGTTACATCTTACAGAGTTGATATTACACTTGGTGGAAAAAGACTAACTCCATCAGTTGCTACTGAAGAAGAAGCAATAAAAACTGTAGCGTCTCTTCGTGACCAACACGAAAGAGGAATTACATTAATTGCTACTTCTCAAACCAGAGGTATTTCTATCAAGGAAGCCTTTGAGAATTGCTACAATGACCCAGAGAATGGTTGGAAAGATACTGAGCATGGTAAGAAAATGAAATACTACGCTCAAAAGGTTTACAATCACTTTGGAGCCAATGCGGCACTAACAAGTATAACCAAAGAAACCTGGTATGAATTTATCGGGCAGTTTGGAAACACAGCAACCAACAACAGGCGTGCTAGTTTCATCAACAAAGTATTTAATAATGCTGTTGAGAATGGAACTATTGCTCCCGAAGATAGATTAAAGATTAAAAGAAAAAAAGAGAAGCTTCAAAGGCTTTATGCTTTTAGTCGACAAGATGAAAAAGCTATCTTCGATATGTGTGACCACTTAGGTTATGCAGACCTAAAAGACTTCATCACTGTTTTAATTGATACTGGTGCAAGAGCAGAGGAATTATTAACATCCTCTCACTCTGACTTTCAGTATTTTAGTGATGGAACTTTTACGTTGAATTTATATCGTAAGAAAACTGATGTAGATAGTAACATAGGTCTAAAAAAACGTAGCCAGGAAATCTTAAAGCGTAGAAGTAACAGCGCTAGATTTTTTATGGCTAGTTACAAACACTACTATAGAAGGCTTCAGCATTTAAAAACAGCACTGAAGCAATTGCAACAGCCGCAATTGGAAAAACTTTTACAAAATTTAGTTTTCCATACTTGCAGACACACATGTGCTTCAAGAATGGCTGAAGCAGGGATTTCACTTGCTAGAGTTGCGGAGTGGTTAGGACATTCACCTAATTCACCTGTTACGGCAAGGTACATCCATTTTTATTCAGCAGGTAAAATTGATATTGCTGAGAAGTTAGACAAGTTTGATGAGCAACTTGATAACACAGTAATAAGAATTGCTGTTGGAGGTAAGAAGTAGTAATATATGAATGTGACGCACAAAATTCCTGTACTTTTGTCTGTGCACAAATGTGCAGGCCATGTGCGAAACAGTAATGTGTGTAGCTTGGGTATGACGTTTTACAAAGTAATTTACTCGTTTCTGTGCGGAGGCGACTTAAAAACTTTTGCTAACGTCTACCCAGGCGTAACAATAATTCTAGCGTATTTTTCTCAATACTGACAATCCTACATAATAGCTGATTTGTTTTTTTTCAGCTAACTTTCGCAGGCGTAACACTCTGCACACTCCGCACATCGACTAAAGAACTTAACAAGAACAAGCCAATTAGGAGGCTATATGTACATATCTAAGCAAGACCTAGAGAAACTAGGTATTAAAAATGTGACACCTGTTAAGGTGCCAGAAACTAAACATGACAGTCTGCAAACGCAGAAAGACCTTGAGATACAAATGATGCTCAAGGGTGTCCACAGACAGCGTAAGGCTGTTATCAAAGCAAAGTCCAAAAAAAGGGATAAAGATAATAAACCCAGAGAAACCACTGAAAGCGTCACCATTTATGGACAGCAGTTGGTGCAGGAGGGTTTATTACCAATGACTACAGCTATTAATAATTATTATGTTAGTGCTGTAAAAGGTGAAGCCAGAAAACTAGCATCAGAAGTTATACTTTTAACTAAGTGTCTACCAATCCATCAACTAGAAAATGAAAGTGCTGAGAGGTGGGATGCTATTGCATTTATAACACTGAAGTCTGTCCTGGACAGTATCACTGTTGGTTCCACTCAAAATAAAGCGGTTATCAAAATTGCGGGTGCAATTGAAGATGAAGCAAGATTAGCCTATTTCAAGGATACAGATAAGAAAACCTATCAGCGTACCAAGGAATGGCTCAATAAAAATAAAAAGCGGAACTATAGCCACAATAGAAGGGTGTTTAGACATGCTATGAATAGACACAATTTAGAATGGCAGGGCTTTACTAATGAAGAAAAAGTAAAACTAGGTAAACTCTTATTAGAGTTGCTAATAATACACACTGGTCTTGTTGAGTTCAGTAACAAGGTCATCAAAAATAAGGTTTATAAATACGTCAAAGTCACACCTAAAACTTTAAACTGGATTGAAAAAAAGAAAATCAGTTCCGAAGTTCTTAAACCTTTTAAACTTCCCATGATAGTCGAACCGCAAGATTGGACTACTCCATACAATGGAGGGTACTACATAAAACAACTAAGGCCACCAGAATTAATGAGAGCTTTAGAAGAAGATAGTAATGCAAACAAAGGAGGCAAATAATGCACTATAATATCGTGAAAAAGGCATCCAGACCTTATCTGGAAGAAATGCACAACAGGGCACATGAGATGCCCGAGGTATGGGATTGTATCAACACACTTCAGAAAACACCTTTTAAGGTAAACAAAGCAGTATTGCAGGTAGCAAGAAGTGTTTGGGATAAAGGTTTAACAGTTGGTAAATTACCTTCTAAGTTTAAAGAAGAAATTCCACCAAAGCCATTTGACATAGATACAAATATTGAAGCTAGAAAAAAGTGGAGCAGGCTTAAAAGAGCTATCTGTGATGCAAACGAAACACAGGATAGTAAAATACTACTTACCAAAAGTATTTTTGAAATAGCTGAAGATTATGAAAAACAGCCTAAAGTATTTTTTCCAATGCAATATGATTGGAGAGGTAGAATTTATAGTGTGCCGCAATTCTTCCAAGTGCAAAATAATGATTTAGCTAGAGGCTTATTGTTATTTGCAGATGGTAAAGCATTAGGCTCTGATGATGCTCTTCGTAGACTAGCTATTCATGGTGCTAATACTTTTGGTGAAGCTGACAAAGATACCTTAGATAATAGAGTTAAATGGGTAATGGATAACCAACAACAGATATTGGATACAGCTAACGACCCACACAATCATTATGATTTTTGGGGCAAGTGTTCAGAACCATTTCAGTTTTTAGCATTTTGTTTTGAATGGAGAGACTTTGTTAAGTTTGGTGAAACATCAGACTTTGTAACACATCTACCTTGTTACAGTGATTGTACCAATTCTGGTTTACAAATTTTTTCTGCATTACTTGCAGATGAAAGAGGTGGTCAAGCAACTAATCTTATTCCAGGCGATATACCCGAAGATGTTTATAGAGAAGTATCTGACGAAACAAAACGTCTACTAGAACAAAAAGAAGATAGCGTTCTTAAAGATATGTTAATCGAATACGATATAGATAGGTATGCTGTTAAAAAACTTACCATGTGTGTTGTGTACGCATTAACAAAGTTTAAAGGTATGAAATATATTGAAGATTATTTCATAGAAAATACAGAAGATGGAATACCAAATCCATTTTCTACAGACAGAAATAAAATCGAAGGTGTTCCTACATTAACTCAAGCAACAAGTTATCTTAACAAAATAGTTTGGGAAGCTCTTGAAAATGTAATTAAAAAATCAAGAGAGGCCATGAGTTGGTTACAAAAAGTTACAAGGTTAGTATCAAAAAATAATGTACCTATTACCTGGACAACACCAACTGGTTTTATAGTTCAAATGATTTGTCCAACTACAACACCTAAAAGAATAAACACAAACATGGGTGAAAAAATTTGGAGACCAAATGCTAATAAAGGCAAAGGTGCATGGGTAGATGATATTAGAAAAACTACTATGCTAGTTGATGATACTTCTAAAGTAGATGGGGACAAAGCCGCAAACACTATCTCTAGCTGTTATGTTCATTCATTAGATGCTTCTGTGCTCCAACGAGCTGTATGCAATGCTAATAAAGCAGGTATCAAAAACTTTGCTTGTATCCATGATAGTTTTGGAGTGCTTGCACCAGATGTATTTCAGATGGGATTATCACTTAGGGAAAGTTTCGTAAGTATTTTCCACGAAAAAAATTTGTTGGAAGATTTTAAAGAAGAAATCCTTGACCAAGTGAAAAAAGAAGACAGGAGTAAAATTCCTGCTGTTCCTGCAAAAGGCGACTTGGATGTTTCTAAAGTAATCAATAGCGATTATTTTTGTTCTTAGTGTTACGCTAGCGTTCTGAAACAGGACAGTCTTGATGAAAGCAATCGCAATCGTCATTTATGCTGAACTGGGCAATTATATGTTGTGTGCGACTTATATAATTAACCACAGTTCAGCATGTTTAATCAATAATACCTAGGAGGGTAAATGCTAGAAAAAGCAAAAAAATATACTTCTCCTTTTGGGAAAGCTTTATACCCATATTTATCTAAAGCAGATGTAAAATTCAAAGCTGAAGGTGAGTTTAAAGTTGACCTTGAAGTAGAGGGACAGGAAGCAGACGAGTTAAAAAAATTAATTAACTCTTGGTCTGATATGTCTGTCAAACAAGCTCAAGAAAAAACTGGTAAGAAGAGTGTGAAGAAAACTTCATCACTACCTTACAAAGAAACTGAAGATGGTAAAACTATCTTTAAGTTTAAAATGAAAGCCAGTGGTACTAATAGTAAAACTGGTGACACATTTAAACAAAGGCCTGCTTTATTTGATAATGAGCTTAAGCCTATTAATCCAGAGGAAGTTAGTATCTGGGGTGGTAGTACCTTAAGAGTAAGTTATCAACCTGCATTATGGTTTACACCAATGTTAGGCGCAGGTGTTTCGCTGAGACTTAAATCAGTTCAAGTTAAAAATTTAATAGAAGGTGGTGCACAAACAGGTGACACTGGTGGCTTCGATAAAGTCGAAGGCGATAGTTCTTTAAAAAACAATTCTAATGAGAACCAAGAAACAGAAGTGGCGTCGTCAACCGACTTCTAAATTTAAGTCTAAGCTTGAGGAAGAGTTTAATAATTTTTTAGAAGATAATAAAATATTATTTGGCTATGAAGATTATAAAATATCTTACCTCAAGCCAGAGAAAGCTTCAAAATATACTCCAGACTTCAATTGTCCGACTGGAAACTTAAGAATATTTTTTGAAACCAAAGGACAATTCCTTACATCCGATAGAAGAAAACATTTATTAGTTAAGAAGCAACATCCGCAATTGGATATACGTTTCGTTTTCTCTAATTCAAAAAACAAAATCGGAAAAAAATCAAAAACAACTTATGCCAAGTGGTGTGAACTCAAAGGTTTTAGATACCACTGTATTTATACAACAAAAAAATTTTTGCCTGATGAATGGCTAAACGAAATTAAACAATCACAACAGGATTAACCATGTCAAGAAAATCAACTGATTATATTATTATACATTGTACCGCTACAAGACCATCTCAAGATATAGGTTTTGAGGAAGTCAACAACTGGCACAGAGCCAGAGGTTGGATTGGTTGCGGCTATCATTTTATTATTAAAAGAAATGGTAAAATAGAAGATGGTAGAACTACAGATAGTGTAGGTGCTCATTGTCGTGGACAAAATCATAACTCAGTAGGAGTAGCTTTGGTCGGAGGAATGGATGAAGCTTTTAAATCTGCTGAAAATAATTTCACTGGTGAACAGTGGGAAAGTTTAAAAGTATTAATAGAAGAACTTCATCAAAAATATCCAGATGCAAAATTAAGAGGCCACTATCACTTCAACCCAGATAAACAGTGTCCTGCATTTGATGTAGATGAATGGGCTAAAACAGATTTCTTATGGGTAGAGGGAGATAGTCTTCCAGATGACGAAGAATAATGAAAGCGAATTTCTACAACATGAACCTTGTAACAGTTGCGGGAGTAAAGATAATTTAGCAAGGTATTCAGATGGCCATGCTTACTGTTTTGGATGTAAGTATTATGAGCCACCTACAGACAATCCAGAATTTGCAAACACAATTGAGGCTAACGATAT